GTATTCCTTTCCGCAAGACTCCCTGAACCTTCCGGTCCAGAAACTCTTACCAGCATTTACTCGAAAACCAAAATCTTCGAGTGTGCTGACAACGGAACTCACGTAATCTACGGGGACAATGATGTCATCCCCGTAGACGCGCACCTGGCCCCTAAAGGATTGTAAATCCCGTCGGGTCAGTGGTCGATTGAGCGCTCGTTGAATCCCCAAGAAAACCAGGGTAGAAAATACCATGGCCTCAATTGGGAACGTAAGCGCTGAACCCATAGACGCGAACTTAGCCAGTCTGATGACGCGGCCGTTCACTTCTGCTTTCCGACTTCTGGTGGCATCCACAGCTTCTGCTAACCATGGATGGTTTTCCACCATACGCCGGACAAGCTGGTTCGAGACACGGTCTGAAGCTTCGCTCAAATCGAGCGTAGCCAGAGATCCCATAAGAGATCCTGCAGAAGCCAAGGCTTGATTAGGGCCTTGATCTCTGAAGCCGAGACACCATCCAAACTGGGAGTCGATTCCAGTTTCGATTGTGTCCACGAGATCACGCGATATGGCCTGTTGCATGTATTGCATTGCAACCGGCTCAATGGCAATGATTCTCGGTGACTCGAGCGTCTTAGGTACAAGAATAACCCTGACGGGTCGTTCTTCACCAGGTTCGAGGAAGCTGACACGGTTAAGGTATTGATGATACCTCCAGTTTGGAAGCACATACTCCCCATAAGGGAAGATGGAATCCAAGCGCCTGGTCCACTCTCGCTGTACGAATTTAAGGTTTCCCTTAATTCGATCAGCAGTGGCACCAGGTCCGTGTCTAGGGATGAGCTCGTGTTCGTGGACTTTATGGTCCACACGAGCAAATACATCCGCCCAGAGCAAGCGTGACATCCGAGTAAACTCGAGGTAATCAGCCTCGGTCCGTTCGGAGTCAGACTGCCTGACTTCCTGCTCACAGTCAAGATATCTCTCAATCGCTGCATTGTTGCGTGCATCACTGCACTCAACAAGGATCTTGCCGAACATCAACGATAGTTGACGCACGGCATAGATAGCCTCGATTGAGGGATCCTCAACCAATCGACCAGTTCCACGGTCGAACACAAGATCGAGAAAACCTCCGAGAAATCGGGGGAGCTCTCCTTTTCGCGAGAAAGCTGCGAAAAGACTGCGATCCACCTTACCTTTATCAAGACTTTTTTCGAAGTCTTTTCCAAAGGAAGGGAGGGTAATCGTCAAAAACGACAACCCCTCGTGTTCGACTCGCCTCAAGACCGTTTTATAGTCTTGAGTGGTGCATGTGCGACATCTGGTAGCCAGTTCTTCGGCTACCACCTGCCAGAGTGACGTGAGACTTTTGGTCTCATCTTGGCTTTTCAAACTTCCCTCCTAACGGGGGTGTAGTTTCCGAGCCATAACGTCACCAATCTGACCGTTGACGGGTTTTGAGACCCGCCAGCCAAAGCTAACCCAAAAGGGTCAGCTCTCACCACCAAGAAGCTTGGTGATGTTGGCACCCGTGGACGCTGCGAGATAGGCGACAAGCCCATCCACGACCTGCTTCGCCTCGGTGACGGTGTACCCTCGAGGAGGGACATCCACCACCAGGTACGAGGACATGGAGAACTCCACGTTCTCGCTGAGAAGCGGGTCAGCAGCGATCTTCGAGTGATCAATGCGGATCGTCCGTCGGTTGCGCTTACCGTAAGCGTGGCTCACGGACAGCTTAACCGTTCCGACTTACGACGCGAACGAACGGGAATTGTAACAATACCCCGTACGGGGCATGGACTGAGCGACCGAAT